TTTTGCAAGATACCTGATTTATCGTAATACATTGCAGTTGTAGAGCGGATAAGTGTCGCTGACTTTGTTGCTAACTCCAGTACTTGTCCTGAAATAGTCAGCCGGTCATAAGGCGCGGAACCGGCCAGCAGGCGCATGTCATCATTGAGCGGCAACCAAACGTCGGGGAAAGGCGCGGTCTCGAAGGGCACGGACGTCAGCAACTGCGCGGCTGCCAGCGATGCTGCTGCACTGCTGGCGCTGGTGGCTGCGTTAGTCTCCGACGTTTTGGCGTTCGTCTCAGAGGTTTTCGCGTTGGTATCTGAGGTCTTAGCATTAGTCTCAGATGTTTTCGCATTTTTTTCTGAGGTTGCCGCCGCGGTTTTTGATGAGTTCGCGTTAGTCTCTGACGTTTTTGCGTTCTTCGCTGACGCTTCCGCCGCTGCGGCGCTGGTCCCTGCTGCCATCGCTGCAGCGATCAGCTTCGACCAGCTCGGCCCTGTTTTTTTAGACCCGTCAGCCAGGGTTACGGTGACGTCACCTGTCCCGGATAAAATCAGATCCTGGTTGATGATACTGCTTTGCGCCAGGCGAAACCCTTCCGAGACGGCTTTTGCTAAATCGTCATCAAGTGTGGCCATTCGTGATGTCCTTAAAATGAAAAACCCAGCCGGAGCTGGGTTGGATGGTCTGAGGTTGTAGGGATCAGGAGAAGGAGCCGGTACCGCGGGTCACAGTGATAGTTGGCGCATAAATTGCCACGGTTGCATTACTGGAAGAAACGAAAATGCTTGCGTCGATACGTTGCCCGGTCAACCCAGTTGCAGCATGACGTGCAGTGAACCAAAGCCCACCAACAGGAACGTCAAAAGTGAACGTGCGAACGTTACCCGCGATAGTTATGTTAACTGTACTCCCGACCGCGCCTGTAGCCCCTCTGACATATATCAACGCCTCCACGACGGCGTTTTTATTCAGCCCGTTATTGCTGGAGTCGGTGTATGCCATGGCTACACTGGTAGAAACGGCATTGTTAGACCGGTTGCTGGAGTCGGGATACACCCCTGTGTTGGCGACATCTCCAATGAAAGATGTCGCTTCAACCGTGCCCCTGAAGCTCCCGCTGGTCGCCTCAACCCTGCCTCTGAAACTCCCGTCGGTGGCATAAATCGTCCCGCGAACGGTCACGCCGTTAAACGTGGCATACCCGGATTTATTGATATGCCAGCCGACATTACCAGTCCCGTCCCAGTTGCTGGACTGGATATAATTGCCAATCTTGCCGTTGTCGATGGAACCGTCCTGGATGAACACCGAACGCATGAACATCTGGCCGCCGGTCGAAGCAAACACCAGCTCCTGCCCGTTCGTCGTCGGGTTATAAACCGCGAAGGTATCGGCAGAAATCAGGAAGTTTGAGGCCCCTGTACCGTCAATGCCCAGCTGAATACCCGCGATGCGTTTGACACCGTTCGCTTCCACCTGGACTTTAACGCCCCACTGCGCGCTCAGCTTGCCGTTGATATCAGCAACAGCCTGGCTGGTCGTCTGGACATTGGCATTGGTTTGCCCAATTGACGCCGTCACCTGCTGAATGCTGGTTGCCGTGGCGCTCTCCAGATCCGTAACGGCTTTATCAATGCGCGTGATTGCTGCAGCATTGGTCTGGCCGTTTTGCTCTACCGTGGCCTTAAGCGTAGTGACCTGCTCCGCCACGGCACTTGTGGCATCCGCAGAGGTCTTCCGGACGTCGCTGATCTCGGCCATCGTTTTCGTTTCACCAACGGCGAACGTCACGCGCTGATCCGAGAACGCCATGAAGTTGGCGAGCGCATTGGTGACGTTGCCTACAATACCGGCATCCCTGCTGGCCGTGTTGCCGTCCACGTCAATCTTCAGACTGTCGATACGGCGGCCCAGCGCACTGTCACCATCCGTACGGGCCGTGGCTTCCGTGCTGATGTCCGCCGTATTCTTGTCAGTAGTGGCCTTAACCGCAGCCAGCGCGGAGGTCTGCGCCTTGTTGTTGTCAGCAACGGCTTTAGTGACCGTCGTGATATCGGCGGTGTTTTTGCCGACAGTCACCTGCAGGCCCGAAAGCGTGGTGGCCTGAGCTTCCTGCTCAGTTGTCAGCGTTGCCAGTTCCTGGGTCACAGCGGCATGGTTGTCGTTTACGGTCGATTCCAGCTTCTTCCGCTCCGTCACCTCAGCTTCCTGCGCCGTGATGCGCGCCTGGCGTTCGGTGTACAGCAGACCCGATGCCAGTTTTGACGGATCGTCACCGGTATAGCCGCCCCGGATCTGAGTCGCCAGCGTCTCGCGCGCCGTAGCTTCCGCCTGGTCGCCAGCAACACGGGCTGTCGTCTCCTGCTGCAGCGCCGCCATCCCGGCCCCCGGTGTTGGCCGTCCGACCGCCACCCAGTCAATCAGGTAATAGTTCGTCGCGTCCTGTTTAGTGGACAGGTCCAGCCTGAACTGATTCATCGTGGTTTCGGTCAGCCAGGGGATGTTGTCGAACTCCACAGTTGCGATACCGTTCGCGTCATAGGCAGGCTCGGCGACGGTGAACATGTTGGTGTCGTTGAAACCACCCGTACCACGCCACCGCAGCTGCCCCGTCCAGCCCGGCGAACCGAATTTCCTGATGCGGAGTTTAACGAAGCGATAGGACGAGGAGTTGATAACCAGTAATCCCGGCGATGCCACCCACGGTTCGGTGGCATGGTTCGCCGGGCGAATCCACCCGTCAACGATTGTGGGAGTTCCGTTCCCGGTCCACCCCTCTACCGTCGAATCGAAGTACCAGATTTTCGCCGGGTCGAACTGCGAGCCGGTACCCGCCGAAATCTGCGCAATCTGCTGCGCCAGCGAGTCAGAGGTGGTCTGAATCGTCTGGTTGACATTGCTGATATCCGCGACGCGCTCGTTCTTCTCGGTCAGCAGCGCCTGCCCCCGCGCCGTTGCCTCGTCGGTGATGGCTTTCTTACGGTCCGTGACTTCCTGCGCCAGGCCCGCTTTAGTCGCCGCCGATTCCGTAGTAACCGTCTTGATGTCGTCATGCGCAGACTTTAGATCGTCACCCAGATCCGTGATGTCCGAAACCAGGTTCTTATAGGCCTCGGTCTGTTTGATCTGGTTATCGATATCCACCAGGTAATCTGCGGCAACCGAGCTGCTGCTGCCCTGAATGAAGTCAGTCCAGGCTGACTGGTTTCCGGTGCGGTCGACAAGCCGCGCGCGGTACCAGAACCCTACCCCGGCTTTCAGGCCCAGCTGCTGATACATGTGCTGCGGGTACGGCACTCCCGTCAACAGCTGTGCATTCGCACCGGTCGAGACCGTCGAATACTGGATCTCGGTTTGCAGCGTATCGCCAGTGCCTGCGGGGAAATCCCAGTCCAGCTGTACCCCCCAGAGCAACGGCGTTGTCCTGAAGTTGGCTGGCTTTGGCACTTCACCCACCCGGCCCTTGAGATGGGTCAGCGCTGACGTTGCCCACAGGCTTGATGCGCCACCGGCATTAATCGCCCGAACGCGGACCAGGTAATCACCTTCGAAGATCCCCGGCACCTCGATGTTACGCAGCCCGGTTTGCGGAACGTTCACCCATTCGCTGCTCCCGCGGCGCCACTGAACCTGATATGCGATCACATCGGCCTGCGGCTTACCGGCTTTATCCAGCGGGACGTCCCAGGACGCCGTCAGCGTCGCTATACGCTGCCCCTGGCGCACCGATTCATAACTCGACACCACAATATTGCCAGGCTGAGAGACTACACCAGTGGGAATGAGGCTGATTGGTGGGATATCCAGCCGGGCGTTGTTGTCAACGGCGTCATACTTCGATGCGTTGTATTCCGTGCCGGTGATGGTATAGGTGTTCTCCTCATCATTGAACGTCAGTTTCATCACCCGAAAATACTGCAGGCGCAACTGCCCGGCGTCGATAACGAAAACGGCGTCTGGCGCTGGCGCCGCTGTGAAGCCCCTGTCCACAATCAGCTGTGTGCCGTTGACCGACTGAATTATACGGTTTTCAACAACGCCGCCCTGGGTGCGGATCATCAACGTATCGCCTGCCACGGCGCTGGTACCGCGGTCGGTTGTCACCGCCTTAAGGCCGGAGTTGTATGCGACAACGCGCCCGCCATACACTCGCCCTGAGACGCGCTCATCCGCAAAGGCAAACACGGTTCCCGGCACATAGGCGAAGCCATCCAGCCCGGTCTGAAGTGTGATCATGCGATCGAGCGAGTTGGAATAAACCGCCCATCCACCGCGGCGCTGAGCCTCGCTTTCACGCGTGCAGCCGATGGCCGTGAGCTGCGTCTGCTTAAATTTAAACTGCTTCACCAGGTCAGGGAACATCACTGCGGTGGTGCGGTCCTGATAGTGGTTATCCGGATCACTGAAGTTAATCAGTGCGCTCGAGAATCGCGTCTTTTCGCTGCCGCTGGAATACGTTGGCTTGCCTACCACTGATGCGCGGGTCAGGATCTGCAGCTTCGAGGTATCTGCCGGCATATCCGAGACAACATTGAACATGTTGTTGCCCCAGAACGTCATGCCGTTGAAGCCAGCAGCGATATCCTTGATCACCTGCCAGGCGTCAGCCTGCGACTGGATATAGGCGTCAAACATGAATCGCGGCTCAGTGCCGGTTCCGCCCTTCCCGTCAGGCACCTTCTGGTCGCAGCGCTGGGCAATGCGGTAGAGCTCCCATTTATCGAGCATATCCACCGTCACCCGGCGGCCAAGGCCAAAGCGCGGTTGAGTCAGCACATCAAACCAGATCCACGCCGGGTTATTGCTCCAGCCCCATTTGAATGTGCCGTCCCATGTTCCGCTGTACGTTCGCGCTTCGGGATCATAGTTCTGCGGGATACGGATGACCCGGCCTTTCGGCTTACAGGAAATCTTCGGGATATTGCTGAATGCCTTGGCGTTGAACGACACATACAGCAGCGCGGTATGCGGATAGCGCAGGCGGGCGTCGATGACCTCAGTGATGGCCTGCACCTGCGTTTTGTTCTGCAGCATCTGGCTGGTGCTGTCGGCAGTGTCCCGGACCACACGGATCTGCCAGCCAGTGGTGGCTTTCGGCAGGTTGATGCGGTGCGTCAGCTCGTACAGAGAACTGAGCTTTTCCGTTACCGTTTTGGTGAGCACAGTCTTATAGGTCCCGCCATCAACCGCAACGTCAATGTGATACGTGACGGTAGTGCCGACGATATCGCCGTCGTTCTCCTGCTGCTGCAGGCCGGTGATACCGATGCGCACCAGCACCGCATCAATCTCGGTATTGCTGATGGCGCGGGTCCAGGGCACAGCCTTAGTCAGCGATACGCCGATGCTGGTCTCGTTCTCCACCGCGGGAAAACCGGGGATCGGCATCTGGGTCTGTGTGCCGGGGCGAAAATCCCAGGAGACGTTCTCAAAGTTCATTGAGCCGTCGGCGTTGCCAAGCGGCGTGCCGTCCAGGAATATCCGTGTCGCATCCAGCCCACCAGCAAACTCACCTTCACCGAGCGCCAGCAGCATTCGGCAGCGCGCCATAGATTGAGCTGAATCAGGCTGTTCTACAGGCGTGTGCTGTTTCTGGCTGCCGCCCTTTGCACCAGTAATCGTTGCCATATTGCATCCATAAAAAAAGCACCCGATTGGGTGCTAATTAAAGAGAAAGAAGTCGTCAGATATCCTCAGCCACGATCCCTGCACTGATGATGGCGCCGCCAATCTCGCGCTCGCCATACAGCAGCGCGACCGGGTTACCCATCGCCAGGGTATTCACGGCACCGCCGAAGGCATAGCTGGGTTTGTTATCGGGATCATCGCGCCCCTGCAGGCCTTTGGGCTGCGGCGAGAGCATCTGGTAAATGCCGCCGGCCATCATTGAGCCGCCGGACATTATCAATCCTGCAGCAAACGTCGCACCGATACCGGTCCAGCCAGTGAGTATCCCCGTAGCTATGCCTGCAACGACCATCACCGCGCCAAGGATCGTCTGAAACATGCCCGCCTTTTTTGCGCCCTCCATCACCGGCGCGATTCGGATATCTGTGTCCCCGGTAAGGTCCATGAAGTCTTCCGCGCCGATGTTGCGCTTACCGCGGAACACCGCAAACGTCATCCCGTTCTTTTTGGCGTTCATCAGGTAGCTTTCCAGCCCGTCCAGGTTGATGCAGAGCGCCTTCACTGCCTCTGCTGACGTCTGCACCGCCAGCCTGTGAACGCGGCCAAACCGGGCTCCCAGCACGCCGTACAATCGAATAGTGGTTAAGCGCGCCATGGCTGTATCTCCTGCGGCAGGTCTTTGTGGCGAACGCAGATCATGGTCCGGTCTTTGAAGTAACCGCGGGCATATGGCGTGATGCAGGAGGGCTGGCCATATAGATGGTGAAGCAGCTCACCTTCCTCGGTGATGATCCCCGCGTGGTTCCACTTGGCAGACTCTACCTGCATGATGACCATACAGCCGGGCGCCGGGTCGCACTCGACAAACCCTTCCCGCTCCCAGTTGTCGAAATAGAGGTTGTCCGGGTACTGGCTTTCCCACCACGGGTAATCAACGCGGAAATCGTTAAGCATCACGCCCTGGGTGGCGTGCCAGTCCATGACCAGCCCCCAGCAGTCGTGCGAGCCCAGAATGAACGGTCGGCCAATCAGCGGGATGGCGTCCGGCGTTACCTCTGCGTATTCATCGCAGTCCGGAGCGTAGATGCCCCAGACCACGCCGGAGTTATTGCACTGCTGGCGATCAAGGTCTGACGGGATAGGCCGTGCGCCGTCGCCCGGGTGGGAGTGGATGACGCGGATAATGGTTCCGGCATCCTCAGCATTCGCCCAGTACTCGCCGTCAATGCGGAAATGCTCCGTCGGGTTTTCGTGGCCGTTCGGTACCGGGAAGTAGCGCTGACGCCGCCCCGACTGGATGACGAAGCCGCAGCACTCGCGCGGGGACTCCTCCAGCGCATGCGCACGGATCGCCGCCATAATGGTTTTGTTCATTTTGATGTCCGGTTATCGGGAGAAGAGAACGGTTGCCGGGAAGCCGCCAAAATCGAGGTTTGCCGCGTTAGGCTCTGCCAGCCCGGCACCGAAACGCTTACGGCAGTCGCTCAGGCAGCCGCCACATACGTCAAACGCAGGGTCGGCCACTGCATTACCCTTGGCATCGAAATACGCCGTGCCGTTGTAGGTGCAGCCGTCACCGCTACGGTATTGCCCGCGCAGCGCCCACTCGCAGAGCGAGGTTATCTGCCGGGTCGGGATCACCTGTCCCTGCAGGTCTGCCGGGCTGCTCAGCGACCACGAAACGACCTCATCGTCTTCAGCCGTTTTGGTATCCAGCCAGAAGGTTTGCAGGGAGAAGGCGGTTGGGTCTGCTGTCGGGTTGACGCCGCCCGGAAAGTTCACCGCATCGAGGTATACGGCGTAGGTGTCGATGATGCTCACCTTCGCGTTAACCATGTCTTTAAACTGAAGGCACAGCGCGGTGATATGACCATCAAGGTTGGAAACGCTGAGCGTCGGCTCTGCGGCCTGATCCGTTGACAGCTCCAGCCCGGTCATCTGGAAGGGCCAGAACTCATAAGCGTCACCAGCCCAGATTATCGGCTTCGGCCCCAGTCGTGCCTCGTCGCCGTTCGCCGCATCAATCTCTGCTGGCGTATGGGGGAATGGTGCGTAGTGAAAGCGGTGGATCCCGCCGCTGAATTCTGAGGCATCCACTTCGACCAGGCGGACCCTGCCGCCCGGTGCCAGCTTCGCCGCCTGATCGACGAGTGCCATTATGCGAATACCCCATAGGCCCGTTTGATGGTGAAGGTCAGCTCGGAGAATTTGCTGCTGATCTGGTTCTTGCGCACCGAGTTAGCGACAGTCCGGTACAGCCCCTTCTCTTCGCCTGGCGGCGTGATGATGAAAGCCTTTACGGTATGGGCCAGCAGGAAGTCTCGGATCGCGTTAACCTCGACCTCTGTGCCGGTGTGCTTCATCGGCACCTGAATGGCCGTGGAGTTGATGCCGTTCTCAGCCACCTGTTCGTATCCATCGCCAAACTGAGCCGCTCGTACCGTTTGGTCATATTCAATGGGCCCGGCACCGAGTTGCGAGCGCCAGCTGTATGTTTCAACTGCCATATTTACTCCATAAAAAAACCCGCCGAAGCGGGCTTATAACTATCTAAGTATGCAAATCACTTAACGTGATTTACTTGCATTTCTTTGTACATATTTTTAGCGAACTCCACATCACTAATTTTGGGATCGATTTTCTCTTGGCATTGCTGAAATTGTCTTAGTGGCTCTTTACCATCACTTGCTGGTTTTTGAGATACCCCCAGAGTCTCATTTTGGACTCGTTCAGCCTCCTCCAAAGCAAAAGTGTGTGCATTAAAGATACATATAGTTTTTGGCACTGCAATTTTTGTAGAAAACTTAAGATAACCGGCGTAACTCCCAGCAACTCCAAAAATGAGAGATACGATCACACCGAATAGAAAACAAAATACTTTGTCTTTAGTCATCTAACTCCCCTAGGCATTCTGTTTATAACCCATGTGTTTTCGAAACAAACCAATCAAGTTAACATATCAATTTGATAAATCACATGTTTTTATAATAACTAACTTTTGAATCAAAGTCCTGTTTAGCTAGAGGAGTCTGACTTGTAATGAAAGCCTCCCACGCGCTATAAGCACTAATAAGTGCATGCTTCTCATCAGCGCCAGTCGTGCCCGCCTTTACAGTCTCAAACACGTTGGACGCATTCTCTTTCCGTTTGTTTTTCCTGTTTGCACCACATGTCGCTATTGCATCGGCAACAGAATCATTCCACCCAACCATTTGAAGGATTTCTATCCGCTTTTGAATTACGAACTGATCCGAAGATGCGTTACGTGCCTGAGTTGAAAGATACTCAGCAAATTCCCTTTTATTTTTTGGCGCCTGAGAGGGAAATTCTATGTCCAGATCGCATTTTGACAGCTCATCATACTTGGCTTGTTTTTGCACGTTATTGCTTGGACCATTACCAGCGCACGCAGAAAGAGCCATTGCTAACACCACAGTCATGAAGACCTTTTTCATTATCATCCCCTGATTAGTATGGTTTTGAGCATAATAACCAGGGGAGTCATCGATGTAACCAGGTATGGTTGATATTGCTATCTCAGAATTTAAGACGATGCCTATTTGGACTGGAACTGCCTGCCAAGAAGGCCATCACTTCGAGCTGCCCTCATAAGGATCTCAGTTACCTTAGTTTCTATTTCCTTCCCTAACGCCCGCGCTGCAGCGCCTCCGTCTCCAGATGTGTTTGATGTGGCATTGCCCTTATTATCGACATAAATATCTATGTTGACCTGCGGCTGTGCACCACCTCCCCCCTGTGCCCTGACACCAAGTCGGCCAGCGGAATCACGCGTTAGCGGCATAATCGCCTCAGCACCGGCTTCAGCAAAGACGCCGCCCTTGGCAAACTTTGAGGCTCCATGGAACGCGAAGTATTGAGGTGTATCATAGACGCCATTCACGTACTTACTGAGGCCCGGAGACTCATAGACTCCGCCTTTAGCATTTGGGGTGAATGACGGAACAGCGAATGATTGTCCGCCCCCAGCCGAAGCCCCAGAGCCACCACTAATCCACCCCATTGCGGCCTGCACTGCATAGGCAATCATGAGGCGGTTCGTCACATCCAAGATCATCTTAAGCATCGACTTGCCGAACTCTTTAACCGATGCTTGGCCGGTTGTCATAAGTTCGGTAAGCATGTCGCTTAGACCTGTTAGCGTGGAACTGGCAACGTTTTTCACGGCATCGTAGGTATTAGTGGCAGCGTCCAGATACTCATTCCAGCCGCTTAATGCGCCAGCCTTCCAGTCGCCGCGCAGCTTATCTTCCTCAGCATAATAATTCCGAAGCGCTGCCAGCTCTTTCTCATAGCCTGCGTCTTCCAGTTTTCCGCCGCCGTTCAGCCACCCCTGTCGTAACCGCGCCTCCTCAGTCATTCGCTGAGCCATGCGGCTACTCAAACCAGACCCGCTCCTTAGAGCCTCTGACTTCTCGGACATCTGGGTGACGTACTTATTAGCCTGCTGCGCCAGGCCGTTAATCTTCTGCTGAGCCTCTACTTCCTTGTTCTTCTGATCTACCACCTTAGCGGCGTTCAGAATGGCCTCGCGGCTCGACAGAAGGGACTTCTCCTGTGCGGTAAGAGCGCGAGTTTTGGCGGCCTCATCCAGCTCAGCAAAGTGGGATTGCTGTTTACTGAACTCGGTATTTTTGGCGTGGGTTTCACCGGTCTGCCGCAGAGTTTCGAGGGTTTCTGTTAGGGTTCTTGCCTGAGCGCGATAGTTTTCCAGGGTGCGATCGCCAGCATCCAGCGTGGCCTTGGCCTCTTTGGTCTTTTTGGCTGAGTCTTCGGCAAGCTTCGATACTGCGTCCTTTGTTTCACGACTTACCGATCCGCTGCCTCTTACTCCGCCGCCAGTGCCATTTCTGGCCTCTTCCTCCCATTGCCCCTGAGATTTACTGAGGTTTGCAAAGTGCTTGTTATAGTCTGCGGTAAGCTGGGTATACTCCTTGTTGGCCGCCTCGCGGTTTCTTGCAACATTCTCAGCCAGCCCATCAAAACCCATGGATTTGATAAGCGTTTCACCGCCCGGGAGTTTGTTCGCAATATCCGTGAAGCCAGTGATCATCCCCCCCATAATTTCGAGGGAGAACTCTTTCATCTTCACGAAAAGGGCCTCAAAAGAGGTTCCCAGCAGTTTAAGCACTTCGATGACCTGATTGCCCCAGGCTCTCACTGTAACCCCGATTTGACCGAAGGTATCGGAGGCAAAAGCCTTAAGGCCACTCCATGCCTTGCCGATATTATCAGTCGCCTCAATGGTCTCCTCTGCACGTTTAGCCATGACATTAGCGTAAAGCTCAATGGCTTCGGTAACCGCCGCCTGTTCCCCCTTCTGCTTACGCAACTGGATGATGTGCTTCATCATGGCTTCATCGACAAAGCCATATTGCTCATTTAGGCTGGCCAGCCCTTTTACCGGGTCGCTGACGATCTTCCCAAAGTCGGCCATCGCCGTTTTGGTATCGTTGCCGGCCTTGCCCATCAGGGTGATGGACGTGGCGATCTGCTTCATCTGGCTGGCGGTATATTTGCCAGTGTCATTCAACGCAACCAGGGTATCGACGGTGGAACTGACCGAGGTGTTTGTCTTACCCGCCACCTCTTCAGCGGCCTGGTTGAGCTGCTGCATTGAGGCGAAACCGGCACCGCCCATCATAATGACAGAGCGGGCCACCTGATCGAACTGTTCAGACGAATTGTACGCGGCTGCGGCCAGCAGGCCGATGGTGCCCACCAGACCACCCAGGGCAATCGTGGTTGGGTTAATCATCCCAGCCATGCTGCGGATGTATTCGCCGACGCCGGATAGCGCCCCCTGAACCGAGCCAAACTGGTCCTTAATCTGGCCGCCCTGCTGGAGCAGGATAAGGAACGGTGACTGCCCACCAGCCAGCTGCGTGGCGATATCCGTGAACTGCGCCGGCAGCGTACGCATCGCTGCGCTGTACTGGCCCACAGAGATACCGGCGCGGCGTGCGGCTAACTCTTGCCGGGAAAGCGCATCAGGCAGTACGTCAGCCACATTAGAGAGCCGCTCACGTGTCTGATTGAGGATGCTGTTGAAGTGCTCGAACTGCGCACCGTTGATGCGTCCTGCTTCGAAATGGGCCACCAGCTGAGCATGCTGCTCATCCAGTGAGTTGAACGCGCGGATCGTCGGGTCGATGGAACCCAGCAGGTTCTTCAGCGCGGCGGACTGCTTCTCGGCGGCCTGGGTGGCGGCCAGCTCAGCCTGAGCCCGCGCTGCTGCCTCACCGGTATCGGTCAGCTTCAGGCGGGTATCATCCAGAATCTTGTTATAGGCCTGGAAGGTATCGGTATCAAGAAAGCCCCTGGCCTGAAAGTTACGCAGCGCGGCCTGCTGTTCATCCAGGCGGTTCAGCGCCTTGGTGACGGGATCGATGTTTTCCAGCAGGCCTTTGAGTGCATTTTGCTGATCTTTAAGCCCTTCGCTGCCCTGCTTCGCAGATTCAGCGCCAGCGCGGAATACGTTGTTAAGGTCATCGGCTTTGCCTACGGCACCCGCCGCAGCTTCACCGAGTTTATCCAGTTCATTGCTGGCCGTTTTCAGATCGGATACGTCAG